ATGAAGCTGGTGAATGACATTCCAAGGCATAGTTACTCCTTTCGCTGAGTAGGCATACTTCTGGAGTTCACTTACAGGATAGGTTGATGTAGGGATACGCTTAGGCACCCATGCAATTCCAACTGATCCTGAGAACAGTGGATTTCCTACAACTGTGAAACAGAATAACAGGGATCCAGTGTAACGCTCGTGGAGTGACCCATAGGCACGGATATAGTTGTTTATGTATGGGTTATTACGGATGGCATAGGGTATCTGAGCAATAATGGATCCAGCTGGCAAATCGGCGTTTATTTCAATCTCGGTGTCAGAGTCTAGGAATTGTTGGTGTATCAAAGACTTGATATCGAATTGAATGCCTCCCACAGTTGTCATATCAGGAGCTCCAATTGGGTTGAGTTGGTGTTGTTGTGCTCCAGCGACGCTGGCTATAACATCTTCTCCAGAAGATGTCATAGCGGGTACCTGAGCTGTTGGTTGAGGATTGGGTTGGGAAGGTACTTCAGAAATACTTTGCGCCTGAGCAGCCTGATTCATAGTGGCTGGTTCAATAGGTATGTCGGCATTAGACTTTACCGCCAGGTTTTTCAAAGTTCTCTCCATTCGCTCACTCAGAGCCAGAGAAGCCTGCATGAGTTCGATGCGCTTCTTCTGTATGTATGGGTGATAAGTATCGTTTTCGGAATCTAAGAATTCTTGGTATATAGAAGACTTGGTGTCGAATTGAATACTTCCCACAGTTGTTGGTTGAGGATTGGGTTGGGATGGTAATTCTGCTGCGTCTTGAACCTCGGGTTCAGTTGACATATCTGCGTTTGATTTTACCATTAGGTCTTTCAAGGAATCATCTAGCTCCTCAACTAGTGTTTCCTGCTCCTGCTTGCGTATTTTACTAAGGAGCGCAAGCATCTCCTCTCTTAGGTCACGTCCGGGTGTGTAGATCTTGCCATCACATGTTGTGACGGTTTCTATTGGTCTTTCAAAGGACGCAGTCTTTTTCAGCTCCTCTGCTGCCAATTTCTTAGCAGCTTTCTTGGTGGTAGCTTTACCCTCTGTGGTAAGAAACGCAGTTGGCGTTTCCACTTCGAGGTTACAAATCCACTCACCATCTAGTGGTGTATAGGATTCATCGTAGTGTCCATGTAATTGGTGACGGTTTAGGTAGTCGTTCAACCATGAAGTGGCCATAATGAAATTTTTGTTTGTTTGTTTCGTGTTAGAATTAACAAAATGGATTTTATTTTGATTTATTGGGTTGCCAGTTTCCTGAAAAACTGGCGAATTTTTGAAGCCAAGAACGTACATCTTGAAAAATTCTCTGTACTGGGTGTAGGTGTACATTTCAGGTGTTAGATTGTAATGTCTGATTAATTTCAGGCATCGCGCTCTAATCTCGTTGAAGACTGGTTCTGGATGAAGTGATGCTTCAAACAGTGCAACGCTGACGTTTTGATTTATCTTCTCAGGGGTCTCCTCGGTGACATAGAAAAGACTTGTTTCAATCGAGGATCTTTTGAGTGCCGGGTACACGATTCCATTTTCTGCTATGTACTCACGGGAACAAAACGAAAGTGCTCCGTCTTGTTTCGCTGGAGTGAGTCTAAGATTGAACAGTGCGGCGTCTTGCTTTAATTCCTCAAATGTGACCCCTAAGTCCATGCGTCTTATACAGTCATCACCTAGAATTTTCATGGTGACTCCAGTCATGATCTCATCGTATGTAGGCACACGTAGATTTTCCTGTTCAAACTTGCGAATGAATGTGTACCAAGATGTCACATGCACGCAGAAGCAATTCAACATTGTCGTTACATATGAACCAGATTCATTACCACCATTAACGGTGTAAAGATGTCCGTCCATGTTATGTATCGTAAAGCTAAGTGTTTTTGCAATAGCCTCTTGAACTGCAGGTGGTTTGTTGTATAGTGTGGTGCGCACGAAACGTTGGATCAAGAAATCAGGGATGGTCTTGTCGAGGCCTTCAAAGTCGGTGCTGATGAGGTCTCCCACACCTCTCTCCATCTCACGGTTGTAGTGTGTGGCGTCTAGGTACGGATTATACCCAATGGCGTAGATGCAGTCGACGTGGTTCGTGATCATACTCTCAAGGATGTATCCAAAGTACTTCTTTAGAAGCATATTTATGGACAGATCTATCTCGTTGAATAA